GTTGATTGTCAGTGGCAGCACCCTGACAATCAACGTTCCTGAGCGGGTGCAGTTGTATGCTGTCACCGACTCAGGGACACACACCCTGTACGTCCTACAAATCGGAGGCCGCTAAATGTCCTACGCAACGCTCGCAGAGTTCAAGAGCGCCATCGGGATCGGCACTGCCGACGTCACCGATGACACCGCGCTGCAGTCAGTACTTGATGCAACCGATGCGCTGATCGACCTCTACACCGACCGCAAGAACGGCTTCGGCACGGCGACCGAGACGCGCTACTACACCGCGACCGACTATCAGTACGTCCTGATTGACGATCTTGTGAGCCTTACAACGCTGACGACAGACGACGATGCCAACGGCACCTACGAAACCACGTGGACGGTGAACACGGACTACAACCTCGCGCCAGCCAACGCTGCGCTTGAGGGCTTCCCTTATAACGAGATTGACGTGTCCGTGACGTGGCCGCGCAACTTCCCGCGCGACGTCTATCGCGGCGTCAAGGTGGTCGGCGTCTTCGGATGGCCAGCAGTGCCAAGCGCCGTCAAGCAGGCAGCAATCATTCAAGCCGGCGCAGTGTGGTCCTCGCGCACCTCGCCGTTCGGCGTGATCGGCTCGCAAGACCTCGGCGGCATCCTTCGCCAGTCGCGTGCGCTTCACCCTGAAGCGCAAGTGCTGCTTGAGGCATACCGAAGGCGTGAAGGTCTGGCTCGATGAGCTTTGACGACCGGACGATCATCGGTGGACTCGCCGCGCACCTGACCGCGAAGACGCCACCAACTGGCTACGTGCTTCGCACCGTTCACGCCTTCCCACCTGACAATCTTGCGGTCGTCCCAGCGGCGGTGATCATCCCAGGCGATGACTCCATCGGCTACGGCGCAAGCAACCGGCAGATCGCGCTGACGCTGAACGTGGTCATCTACATCCAGCCGCAGGCTGACCTCGGCCGCAAGTATGCGGACCTGATGACGTGGCGCACTTGGCTGCGCGACAGCCTGATTGACGGCGTGACGCTCGATGGCACGGACGCCGTGGCGCAGGCAAGCGTGACCTCCACCAACATCGGCACCGACACGTGGGGCGATGCGGACTTCCTGACGATCACCGCAACGGTTGAAGTCTCAAGCGTGGAGGCAATCGCAACCAGTGCCTGACCTCAAGAAGCCTCTGAGCTACCCAGTGATCAGCCACATTGACGTGCAGTTCGTGCCAGGCTCAATCCCACAGGGAGAGTTCGTGGCTGGTCTGCCTGCCGACGGTAGTATCATCAGCGCACCTGTGGTTCAGGCAGAGGCTTGGATCGCAGCAGGAATCGCCAAGCGTGCCGCGACTGCGGCTGAAGACAAGGAGAACGACTAATGCCAGCCGCATCCGCAGGGAACGTACTGTTCAGCAAACTGGTCGCCTTCAAGGAGACTACGCCTGGAACCATTCCAACGCTGACCAGCGGCGGCCGCAAGCTGCTCGTGACGCCAACTGGCGTCATCTCCGAAGGCACAACGATTGAACTTGGAACCGAGCGATCCGTTGCACTTCGCAACCCGCTCATCGGCTCCACCGGCACAATCGTCTCTGTTGAGCCAACGCTCAGCGCGACCGTCCCTGCCGTAAGCGTCGGCGAACTTCCACTCTGGCTCTCAATGACGCGCACCGATACACCTTCAGGAACAGCTGCGCCATACGAGTGGGACTACGACTACTCGATGACAGCGGCGAACTCGCCGACTTCCTACACGTTGATCGCAACCGACGGCACGCAGGCATACGCCGCGAACTACTGCTTGGCTGAGTCAATCACGATTGCGGCAGACCGCAACGGACTGACGAACCTGAGCGCTAACCTCTTCGCGCAGCAGATCGCCAAGAACAGCGCGACGCTTGCCGAAGGCACGCCAACCTCGCCGTTTATGGCAGGACGCCTCTGGAACGCCTTCCAGCACGGCAGCACCTTCCCAGGCACGGCTGACGGAACGGCATACGAATACCTGCTCGACTTCTCACTGGAGTTCAACGCAGGCATCACGCGCCAGTCGTACCTTGCAGGCACGACCGTGTTCAGCACGCACGCCGAGAGCAACCCATTCAGCGGCACGCTGACGATGACGGTGAGCAGCACGGCGAGCGCAGTCTCAACGTGGTACGACGCATACAAGGCAGCGACCCCGAAGGGCGTGCGACTGACGTGGAGCAACGGCACCTACTCGGCACACATCCTTGCGATGATCGTCCCAACGGAAGTCCAGCAGATGGCTGGCGCCGAAGATGGTCTGACCACGATGGCCGTGACTGGAACGCTCGTCTACGACACGGTGAGCGCGAAGAGCCTTCGCATCGTCGTGAATAGCGACTTGGCGGCGTTGCCGTAAGTTCAACCTAGTAGCAGAGGAGGAGGCTAGATGAGCCAGAGTAAGCCACAGTTCCGCACCGTTGAGATCACCCTGTCCGCGCCGTTTGACGGCTGGACAGCCACGATGAAGGCAGAGGGCGTTCCTGCTCGCGTCTTCATTGAGTTGCAAAGCGGCAGCGCCGAGCGCGCACTGAACGCACTGCAGAAGCTCGTGATCACGCACAACTTCCTGACAGACGATGGCGCACCAGCGGCAGACGTGCTTGACGCACCAATGGACGCACTCAGCGACGCGATCACGAAGTGGAGCGACGCGGTAGCAGCACTCCCCCCTCGATAAGGCTCGACGCCCAGCGGCTGGCGGCGGGTCGGACTCTCTCGCCGCATCCACTCATCGCAGCGCACCTGATCGGTGAGAAGTTCCACATCCCACCGCACGAGGTTCTGGAGTGGGACGCAGGAGACTTCACTCGTACACTGGCGCTAATGTCCGACCTTCAGCCAAAGGAGAACAGTGGCCGCTAACTCGCTTGACCGACTGACAATCTCCTTCAACGTGGACTCGAACTACAAGGCGTTGCAGCTCGGCTTCCTCGAAGGGGCGAACCCTGGCGCCTACAAGCGCCTCCTGAGCATCGCCACGCTGAACGCTGCGCGCACGATGGTCAAGCCAATGCGAGCCGAGGCTCCAGTCGGCAAGACCACGAAGTCGCCAGGCAGACTCCGCAAGTCGGTCACGGCACGCCGCGCGCGCTTCGGCACACCGGCTGCGGTGGTCGGTCCGAGGGCTGGACGAAGCCGAGACGGTGGTAGTGGTGGAGCGTGGTATCGCTGGTTCGTGACCTCTGGGATCAGCGGCGTGCGCCAGACCAAGAACGGAGCGAAGGCAGTCAAGGCAGTTCCAGCCAACCCATTCGTCACGCGCGTCTCCAAGAACGAAGCGCACCAGAAGACCGCGATGGAAGCGATGGCGAAGACGGTAGAATCATTCTTCAACAACGACGCATTCCGTAGGACCATCCTGCGGTTCAAGAGAAGGTGAGCAATGGCATTCGGGTCTGACCGTTCAGCGAACTTCGTCATCGCGGCAAAGGACGCCGCGACTAAGCCGATGGGCAACATCGGCAAGGCGATGGGCCGACTTCAAGGAGTCGCTGGCACAGCATTCAGGGCAATCGGCGCAGCTGCGCTGGCAGCCGGTGCAGCACTGGTAGCCTTCGCAGCCAGCGCAGTCAAGGCTGCGGCAGACGATGAGAAGCAGACGATCAGGCTCACCGCAGCACTTCAAGCGCGCGGCTATCAGATGGATCAACTCTCGCCAAAGATTGAGGAGCAGATCAAGGCGATGGCTCGCCTCGGCTTCACGGACGACCAGGTGCGAGATGGACTAGAAATCGGAAGCCGATTCTTCAAGAACCAGGAGAATCTGCTCAGGGCAAACGCCGTCGCTGCAAACATTGCCGCAGCAACCGGCAAGGACCTTAGCACCGTGATGCTCGCCATCGGACGAGGCGCGCTGGGAAGCACGCGCGGGTTGATGCAGCTCGGCATCCAGGTTGAGAAAGGCGCCAAGCTCAAGGACATCCTGCGGGCCGCTGACGAGAAGTATCTCGGCGTGGCTGAGGAAGTCGCCAACAGCACGAGTGGCAAGTTCGCCGCAGCGCAGATTCGCTTCAACGAGGCGATTGAGAACTTCGGCTACAAGTTGCTGCCAGTGGTCAATGAGGCCCTTGCCTTCTTGACCGAGACGGCTCTGCCTGCCTTTGAGCAGCTGATGGAAGACCTCGGACCTATCTTCACCGACATCTTGGACAACTATGTCCGACCACTCTTTGATTCCTTCAGCGAACTCTTTGCCATCTTTGATACTGGTGACGACTCAATCAACGTCTTGACCATTGCGCTGACTCCCCTGAAGCTTGCTTTGCAGGCAATCAAGATTGTGATTGACGCCATCGTTGCTGGGCTGAAGTTCATCGGAATCGGAGGCGGACCCAAGTTGCAGAAACTTGACAGGGCTGCTGCCGGCGCAGGCTACAGCGGAGGCTCACGAGCGACAGGAACGCCGATGAGGGGCGGAGGCGGCGGAGGAGGAGGCGGCTCTTCGTATCTGCAGGTGAATAACTCGATCACGCTAGGACGCGACGCCACCTCAAGCGTGAACACGCAACTGGGGCGAGCAGCAAAGGCGCGCGGATCAAAGCGGACTCCGTAAATGGCGACCGCACCATTCCAACTCTGGCTTGACCTAGCACCAGTCGCCTCGGCGGTTCGCGTCAGTTCAACGGTCACGGTCACGACCTCCTCGCCGCACGCAATCTCCACTGGCGCCTACATCCAGATTGACGGCACTCTGGGAACCGCTGGCACCTCGATGGCTGGCGTCTACAGCGTGACGGTGACCTCAGGAACGACCTTCACCTACACCTCGGCAGGGTCGGCTGGGACCGCTGCTCTTTCAGGCGCCTTCATCTCGTACGACCTGATGACGCCGCTGCTTGACTACAGTGGCACTGCGCGCGAGACCGCGCTCTACGTGCCGCTGGAGAGCCTGCAGATGGCCGCAGCCGGTGACGGTGCTGGCGTCAGTTTCGGCTTCACAATCAACCAGGACAACACGCCGGCGGAGGGTCCGTGGTATCTGCTCGTCCCTGATCAGACGCGCGTCAGGCTCGTAGAGAAGGCATCTGGACAGACGCCAGCCGCTAACAAGAGCGACGTACGCTTCGTCGGCGCGCTCTCGAACGTTCGAGCGAAGATGAGCGGGTCTGGGCAAGGGACAACCTCAGACGTGGACTTTGACGACCCCAACGCGCTCCTTGAGCGTCTGATGGTGTTCGGAGGCACCAGTCGTTCTAGAACGGTGGCAGTGACTGGAGGCTTTGAGCGAGTCTCAAACGTGACCACCGTCACGACAAACTCGGTTCACAACTTTAGTGTCGGACAGAAGGTTGAAATCAGCGGTGTCATCGGAGGCAACGGCACATCATTCAATGGCACATTTACAATCGCTAGCGTACCGTCATCGCGCACGTTCACATACAACAACGCTGGCTCTGCTGCAAGCGGCAATACGTGGACTGCAATTACGGCCGCTGCTTTTTCCTCAAAGCGGCAAAATGCCGTTGATCTGACCGTATCCAATCACGGCTTGGATCTGGCAAACACGTCAATGACTTTCGCAATCAAAGGCGTGACGTCTACTGATGCAACAGCTCAGAACTTTATAAATGGAACATTCTCTGGGCGTCAAATTCAATCAAGAGGAGCAAGTACCTTCCGCATCGAACTTCCCGCCGGACTGCCAAAGCCAGTGCCTTCCTTCGTTATAACGACCGCCGAGATCAAAGGGAATCCGACAATTCGTCCTCGACGAAGCACCAGTGTCAATGAGATCACCATCTCTAGTGGGTCAACAGAAGTATCTGCGGTCACTGCTGTGCTCGGCACGGTAAGCGATTACAAGAGCGATGATCAGGCGGTGCTGCGTCTCATTGACACAACCGATACGTCGCAAATTGTGGGTTCTGGTATTCAACATACGCGGGTTGCAACTACGCTGCCTACATCGTCGTTGCGATCTGCGCTTGATTCTCTCGTAGAACTTTTTTCTGGCTTAGATCAAAAACAGCGTCGGTATTACATCGACCAGGCGGGAAGATTGAACTGGAGACTTGCGGATTCATCTGCTGCGCCTACCTACGCCACGGCTCCGTTGAAGATTATTACGACTGGCGCAGGAGACCCGAATACGACAAGCGCTGCGGCAACAATTGCGCCATACGAGCTGTCGGTGAATTGGGAGCACGATACCGTAAAGGCAATGGTGTTCAACGCGGCCAGTACTGGTTCTGCTCCTCCAGTTGTGCAGAGCTACATTTCTGCTGGCTATCCAGAGCGACCTGGCGCGCCGATTTTTGACGACAGCGTGGATTACCCAACGGCATCAAAAGACGCCGCAACGCAGACGCTAGAGGCGGCGAAATACTATTTCCTTGATCGGCATAAGCCGCTGCTTTCTGGTCAGTTCACGCTGCGCGGTTCGGGAGAGCAATCCTTCAACGCAAATGGTTTTTCCGCTGGGTACGCTCAAACTGGAGCTGCGACATTCGCGTTGGTAAACTCGTGGCAGCCTGGACAATGGGTGAGCGTCACTTCTGCGGAACTAGGGCTGAGTGGTTTGTATCGCGTTGAGCAGGTTGATTGGAGTCTTGAACCTGGTTCGTACAACCAAATCATCACAATCACATTCAATAGACGCCTGCAAAGTGACCTCGTGTCACTCCTTGAAAGGAACGTAGGATGAGCCAAGTCGGATCGACAAGAGACATCATTTCTCAATCCATTACTGGCGTGACTGACGATCTCGGCAATGCTGTGGTTAGTAGCAGCACTGGATTTGGCGATTCGCCGCTAGGTGCCTCTGCCATCGCACAGGCGCTCTATGGGATCGCGAATCCAAACTTCAATCTTTTGCCGCCATCTCCAGATTCGCCAATTGAGCAGCAATCAAATCCGTTGCCATTCTGGAGCATTGACAATGCAAGCGAGGACGAAATGACTGCAACGTCGGTTTTTGACGAAACGACATTGACTTATGGCATTGAGTTGAACCCTGGCACTGCCGCGATCGACTCAACGCTAACGCTGACAACGCGCTCCTACCTGCTGACGGACGACAATCTTGCGCTTCGCCAGAAGGCGCTCTCGGTCATCAGTAAGAGCGGCACGGCTGGCGGGACTGCATCTCAGTGGAATCTGACACTCACGGCGATTTATTACGACGCAACCGATACCGCGCTCAGCACGGCGGTCATTGGCACGGCACTTGATACCGGCACGTGGACAAGCATCTCTGGAACGACGACTCCAGGCGGCTCGGCGATCAACTCAGCCGCGCAGTATGTTGACCTTTCTTTCAAGATGACGGCAACAGCGGCGGTCACTGGTTCTGCGAAGGCAACGATCAAAAGTCTGATTTTGGCAACCAGTACGCCCGGCGGCGGAGGCTCGCAATCTTTCCTCGTGACCGAAGCGTTCACGTCGAGCGGAACTTGGACGCGACCTACAGGCGTTGAGTATCTAGTGGCAGTGGCTGGTTATTCTGGCGGCAACGGCGGCGTTGGAGGCGAGGGCAGAATCACTCGCGCAGGTATCTCGGAAAGCCCAAGCAATGGAGGTCAGCCGGGAGCCTATGGCCTTCTCCGCGACCTGTACGTCGGAGATGTTTCTACGGTCAGCGTTGGCATTGGCGCAGGCGGTGCGGGAGGTGCGGGAGGCACTGCAACAAAAGCGGTCGGCGTCACCACTTCAACGATAAACGTTGATGGAGCGGCGGGTGGTATCGGTGGCAACACGACCTTTGGCTCGTATTTAGTCTGCGCTACTACAGCCGCTTCTGGCGGTGCGGCTGCATCTGGAACCGTCACAACGACCGTGCCGTTCCCAAGTACGGTGGTGACTTCCACCGCTACCACGACAGGCACCGCAAGTTATCTATCAAACTCAACGCTAACGACAAGTGGATTCACATCGTTGCCGTACCAGGCTTCATTTGCTGTTGCTGGCAGTAATGGGGCAAACGGAACAGCCGATGGCGCAACGGTTGGTGGCAAAATCACGGCGCGCGGTGGGGTGAGGACTTTGGGAGGGACGGCAGGACCTGCTGGCATCGGGCTTTGTATGGGCGGCAACGGCGGTGGAAATCGTATTGACACCGGCGGTGGCTATTCCTATGTCGGAAGCACGCTTCCGACTGGAACGGCCACTTATTACGCAGGAAGTGCGGTGCAGACAGCAGGGGGCGGTGGCGGCGGCGGTTGTTTCTGGATTAGCACGACCGCGGGGACAGGAATCTCTGCCGCAGGTGGCAACGGTGGCAACGCTTCAGCAAATAGCGGGTCAGGTGGCGGTGGTGGCGGCAAGGCGCTATGGGGCAACAGCGCGACCTCAGCCGCTGGAACCACGGCGTACACCAACTCATCGGGAACCGCAATCGGAGGCAACGGCGGCAATGGTGGCGACGGCTACCTCATTGTGGCTTACATCGCATAATGAAATACGCCTTCATCAACCAAGATGGCATCGTGGTGCAGGTCATTGCTGGCGTGCTCAGCCCAGCGCAGCAAGCGCAGTTCCTGCGCGACTACGCCACTCTGTTCGGCGCGACTGCAATCATTGAGGTGGAGCAAGGCACGAGTGCGTGGATCGGCGGGGCGTATACTGACGGCGTATTCACAGAGCCGCCACAGCCAGAGCCAACGCCCGAAATCGTAGAAGGCGAGTCCGAGGTTCTGCCTGAGCCTGAAGCCACGGAGCCACCTGATGACCCGCTCCCAAGTTGATGCGATCATTGACCGACTAGACGCGCAGTCAGCAAAGATTGACCGACTTCAGTCCGAGATTGACCAGATGAAAGGCGGCTTGACCGTCTTGAAGGCGCTTGGCGCGCTGCTTGGCGTAGGAGGAATCGGGACGCTTCTGGCGTACTTCCAATCGCAAGCCGGCAAGTGAGGCTCGCCGCGCTCCTGCTCCTTTGGGTCTCCTTCGTGCCGTTCGCTGTCGTTCGCGGAGCCGAGGGCTACGACGGCACCGAGTATCCCTACAGCACGCTCGTGACCCAGACTGGCGACTACTTCGTCGTGATCGAGCAGCCGTCTACCTTCACCGCTGAGACTGATCTCTGCGACAACACCACAGCCTTCTGGTGCGCCGCGCCGCAGCAAGGCGGCAACTTCACGGACTCTGCACTCTGGCTGTATGCCGCTGACGGCGGGCTGCTAACTTCCAATGACGACGACCCTCGCACCAATGGTCAGTCCTATCACTCATTCATCACCGTGCAGCTGGAGGCTGGCGTCTATCGGCTGCGTGCCGGTCGCTTCACCTGCCGCGACGGATCGTGTATGTGGCCGCAGGACCCCTTCCCTGTCGGCGGTCACTACCAACTCCTGACGACGGCTGCGCTGCTCCTTGACCCGACCCCGCCGACGGTTGTCCCTACCGCGATTCCGTCCGTTCTACCGACTCCTGAGCCGACCCCTACCCAGACACCAGAAGAGCCTTCACCCAGCCCTAGCGTGGCTCCTACCCCTACGCCAGAGCCTTCTGTAGAGCCGACGCCGACGCCTACCCCTGAACCTACGCCAACCCGAACGCCTGAGCCAACGCCGCAGCCGACTCCTGAGCCAACTCCAGAACCAACACCCGAACCAACCCCAGAACCAACACCAACGGAGGAGCCAAGTCCTGAGGTGACCAATGAACCAACGCCAGAACCAACGCCAGAGCCAACGCCTGCACCAACAGAAGTTCCGCCATCTCCTTCCGTATCTCCTGATCCCACTCCTTTACCTACTCCTGAACCCGAACCCGCTCTGCCAGTTGTAGGAGCTGCGGTTGAGGCGGTCGGCGAAGTGTTCGCCAACATAGCGGCCATCACAGAGATCGGCAAAGACCTTGACCCGATTGAGAAGGAAGAAGCGCAGCCGGTTGCCGTCGCAATCATTGCCAGCCAAGTTGCAAGTGTGGCTGCCGCAGCGTCAAATGCCGCACGAGCGGCTGCTAACATTGGCG